GGATTGACAATTCGCTTTTTATAGTGTATAATAGGGGTAGAAAGTTCATAGTATATAGTAAGTGCATTGGGAGGCGTAGTAAACCTCCCGACCCGTAAGGGGGACATATGGATATAAACAAAATGCTAGAACACATAATAATAGACAAGATATCAGACGATAGTAAAGTTATTCTGATAGTACAAGAGAATGACGCTATCGACTTTTCTGTGCAAAATATATACGATTACAAAGAATTGGACGAGATAATGTGTGAAGCTTTTAATAGATATATGAAAACTAAATAGTGAGGATATATGAATAAAATAAATATAGTGAATGTAGATTATGACATAGAAGTTATAAATGAAGCTGACGATTATATGGTAAAAAACAACTTGCAGGCTTATTGCGATTATAACGAAACTAAAATAACTATAAGCAGAAAATACATAGACGGAACTATAAAAACACATAGAACTTTAATAATAGACTTATTACACGAAATATTACACGCATATTTTTACGAAACAGGAACAACGGAGTTAAACAACGAATTAGCAGTAGAGTGTGTGAGTATGATGATGATAAACCAAGACTTTTTAAAGAAAGCTAAGGACATAATCGAATTAATATAGGAGTTAAAGAATAAAGTGTAAAGAATAGGTGAGAGTATGGGCAAACAAGGTAGACCAACAGAATATAAAAAAGAATATGACGAACAAGCTGAAAAACTGTGTAAATTAGGGGCAATAGATACCGAGTTGGCTGATTTTTTTAATGTATCAGAGCAGACAATCAACACTTGGAAGAAAAAACACCCTACTTTTCTTGAGTCCATAAAAAGGGGTAAGGAAATTGCAGACATGGAGGTTGCTAATTCTCTATATAAAAAAGCTACTGGTTATACAACTGACGATGTTAAAATATTTCAATATGAAGGTATGCCCGTAAAAGTACCATATATAAAAGAATATCAACCAGATACAACCTCTATAATATTTTGGCTTAAAAACAGACGACCGGATAAATGGAGAGATAAAACCGAACATGATGTAAATGTAAATGAAATACCGGAGATTAAAATAGTAAAGGCTGAATAATATGGACGTAAAAATAGAAGTATTACCACTATTTCACGATTATGCATTACAAGCCGAACACGATGTTATACTGTTAGTAGGTGGAAGAAATTCCGGGAAGTCTCATTTTATGGAGCAGTTGACGGTACTAAACACCAACAACAAGCAAGATTATAAAATGGTAGTAGTAACGGGTGTAGAAACCAACGTAGAAGCTGGAGTAAAAGAAGGTATATTAGACAGAGTAGACGATTTTAAACTTAATAACTATTATGAAGAGCGAAAGATCCCTCCTAAAATAATACACAGAAACGGTAACGAGATATTATTTAAGGGTTTTAAATCTACTAGACAGCAAAAGAAATTTAAAGAACTTAAAAAAGTAACTTCAATATGGTACGAAGAAGCTGAAGATATAACCTATGAAGAATTTAAGGCACTTCAAAATCAGCTAAGAGGTGGTAATAAAAAAGATAGACGTCTATACTTGTCACTAAACCCAGTTAATCCTGATGGCTTTATAGATACAACATTCTTTCAGAAAAAACCACATAAAGTATTTGAGTATTTTGAAGATGGACGTCCTAAAGTATTTGAAGTTAATTTACCGATAGAGTTAGAGAACGAAACCTATAATATAAACGTATTAGTAGTATGTAGTACATTCAAGGATAATAAATTTTTAACCGCTGCACAAAAGGCGGTTATTGTCGAATATAAGGAAACTAGACCTGATTTATGGGCAATGCTTGGAGAATGTAAATTTACACAACCTGAAGGAGCATTACTAAAACACTTAAATAGATTTAGTTTAAGTAAGTTAGATTTAAATCAAGCTAGTAGAATAACTGCAATAGTAGATACTGCTACAAGTGGAGATGACAATGCAACACTAGGTATATACGCCGAATATGACGATGAGCATCACTATTTAATAGACGCTTTTAAAGACGATGGAGACGCTGATACAGTAATACCGCAAATGATACAGCACATAAAGAAATGGAAACCACAAACAGTGCACGTTGAGAAAAACCACGAAGGTTTGTATTTTAAAAGTGAAATAGATAAAAACACACCGTCATCAATAATAGTAAAAGACTTTTTCTCATCTGAAAACAAGCATAAAAAAATATTAGGCCAAAGTGGTAGAATGAGAGAGCACCTATATGTAAGAGACGATGGAGACCACACATACAACGAATTTATTAACCGAGTAATGGCATACAATAAAGACGAAAAGAAAAACAACCATGATGACTGCATAGACAACGTAGCAATGTATTTTAAACACGGAAATAAAAAAGGCTGGTTATGGTAAGGGAGGAATTAGATGGCTTATAAAATTGAGCAACTTAAAGAGTGGTTAACGGAACACGCACAGCTAAAAGAACAAATGGCTGAAGGTGAAGCATATTTTAACCAACAAAACACTGCTATATTAGAAACTAAAAAACAAATGGGTATAATCAGAAACGACAAGAACGGTAAACGCACAGTAATGGTAGAAGATCCATACGCAAGTAATCAAAAACTGGCCAGTGGATTTTTAAAACAGCAGATAAAACAAAAGGTTAACTATCTAATAAACGAAAATATAACATTATCGGATATGGTAGAAGAAACCGAGGAACTGTATCCAGATTGGAGAAAAGACCTTAAACAACTAAGCACCAGGGTATCGTATCATATATATGGAGCTTGGCAGTTCTATGTTGAAGATAATGAAACAAAATACAAGTTTATAGATGGTACTCAACTATACCCAATATTCATAACCAACCAATCTATACCAGATTTAGTTATAAGACATTATACAACTATGGACGGTATAGAAAAGGCTATTATATACAGCAACACAACAGAAACCCATTACATCAAGAAAAAGAAATGGGAATATGAAAAAGAAGTTCCTATAATAAGAAAGTCAAAAGTAATAGCAGATGAAACTATAGAAGAACAATCGGTGGAACTATCGCAACCACCATTTGCAATATGTTTTAATAACGACGAGTGGAAAACCGACTTACAACCCATAAAATCATTTGTTGACATATACGATAAAGTTAATTCTGATTTTGCCAATAACATAATAGACTTTCAGGAAATATATCACACAGTTAAAAATTATGACGGTCAAGATTTAGAAGAATTTAACGAGCAGTTAAAAAGGTTGAAGGTTGTACCTGTTGGCGAAGATGGAGAAATGCAAACCCATCAAATAGAAGTACCAGTAGAAGCTAAGAAAACTTATTTAGAACTTACTAGAAAAAACATATTTGAATTTGGTATGGCAGTAGATGTACAAAACATAGCGACGGGTAATGCAACAGTAGTGGCAATACAATCAATGTATGAAAATCTTAATATGAAAGCTGCAGACTTTGAACAAGAGTTACAAGACTTTTGGCGACAGGTTGTAAAACTTACCAATGAATTTAATTTAATAACTGGTAGTGCGGCAGTGATAGACAACTATCTAATGTTTGATAAGTCAATGATTAGTAATGTAAATGAAGTATACGAAAGACTTTCAAAGTGGATAGGCACTATACCAACCGAGATACTATTCGAACTATTACCAGATGTTGACAAAGATAAGGCTATGGAATTAATGGAGGAAGAAGTCAATCAATTAAAAACTCAACTACTTGATGAACAAGAAACAACAGGTGGCAATAATGAAAACGAATAAAAAAGGGTTAAAATGGCGTTATTATACTAAATTTAAAAATGGCAAAAAAATTTTAATAGGTAAACCGCGTCTTTGGTATCAACCCATATGGTTTTATAAAATGATGAAAAAAACTAATTGGACTGTTAAACCTATAATATTAAAACCATTTATAACGATATATTTAATTGTAAAAGTTATGTTAGAGTTTAATAACAAGGTTGAATCTCGTTTTATTGGAAGTGATTAAATGAAAGACATATTTAACGAAGCCACTAAACTAACAGAAAAGCAAGAGAAAGCATTTATAAACAAGTTGCAACGTGAATTTTCAGTAGCTTATACAAATGCACGCAAAGAAATATCTAAAATGATTGAAAAAATGCCAGATGGTAAATTGTCACAGGCTGAAATGATGAAATATGACCGATTAAACAAGCTAATAAGCAACATACAAGATGAAGTTAAAAGAGCTGAAAGTTTACAAGACTACCAGTTAAAAACATTTCTAAAAGACGCTTATGAGATTAATTATTACAACACTGGTTATGCAGTTGACAAAACATTAGGGATAAAAACGGGATTTTCAGCAGTAGATAGAAAACAAGTAGAAGCAATGATAAACAATCCCTTATTAAATGTGGCCATAGCCGACAATAAAGCAAGAGCACAAACCGAAATAGCAAGAACACTCACACAATCAGTTGTAAACGGAGAAGGCATACGAGACACAGCAAGAAAGTTAAAAGACAGAATAGATGTATCGTTAAATAGAGCTGAACGTATAGCACGTACTGAAACAACTAAGACAATGTCTAAAGCCAGAACAGATGGTATGGCAAGAGTTGAAAGAGCTGGAATTAAGATTCAAAAAGAATGGGTAGCAACATTAGACGGTAGGACAAGAGATTCTCACCAATCACTAGACGGTAAAAGAGTTGACGTAGGTGAAGAATTTAAACCAGGGTTAAAAAATCCCGGAGATGGAAACGACCCTGCGGAGGTAATTTTTTGTAGATGCACCACAACTGCTTATTTGCCAAATTATAGCGAAGACCGTCAAGATAAATACGAATATGCTAACTATAACGATTGGAAGCGTAAAAATGGTATATAAAGACTTATTAGAGATTATCAAGTACATATACCAGAACTTCGATTTAACGCAGTCAGAAAAGGATATAATGCTATTTAAAGTGCAGAATAGCCTAAGAGATTGCGATGTATATAAATATCTAAATGGCGATTGTCCTACAAGACAATAAACTGTATGCCAAGAATACTATAAGAGTGCAAATCTCTATAAATATTAGAATATAGGAGGAAACAATGAATTATTTTGAAGAGTTAAAAACAAAGATAGCAGAATTAGTAGAAGATGAAAGTAAAGTAGATGAATTGATAGAATTTTCAAAGAAGTCAATACCTAAAGAGTTTATCCCTAAAGACAAGTACAATGAAAAAGTTGAAGAACTTACGGGGGTAAATGAAAAACTAGAAGAAACTAATAAACAAATAGAAGAATTAAAAAATTCAACATCAAACGTTGACGAGTATAAAGAAAAACTTGAGACACTCACTCAAGAATATGAACAGTATAAACAAGAAGCAGATTCAAGAGTAGCGAACA